GCGGCGAGGATCGCGGCGGTGTTGTCGGCTCCCGGCGTGGTGTCGAGGTTGGGGACGGAAGCTGCGGCATAGGTGCCCGACAGGCCCGCGATCGCCGAGTCCACGCCATCCAGCCGCGCCGCCACCGACGCCGCCGCACCCGACGGATTCGCCCCCAACTCCGCCACGACATCATTGACCGCAGCATTCGTCGCATTGACCTCCGCCGCAGTGAGCACCGCAGTCGGCGTCGTATCAGTCGGCGACGCGCCATCAGTCGCGTTCGTGGACAACGCGGCAGGAGGATACGCCACGGAAACTCCCTCAGGCAGTAGGGGTAGGTGGGAAGGCCTGCCAGACGGCACCGCCCCCACACGGAGTGGGGACGGCGCTGCGTGTCAGGACTTCGACTCCATCGAGCGAGCCTTGTTCGCGGCCGGCCTCGACGCCTTCGACTCGACCTCGGCCAATACCTCAGCCGGAACCTCATCGCTCTCGCCGTACGCCAACATCGCGGCATCCTCGTCGCCCTCCGCGACGTGACGACCATCCTCGGTGCGGAAGATGCGGGCCATGATCACAGCCCCGTCACGGTGCACAGAGCGGCGGGCCGGTAGACCACGAACGCGGTCCGCAGGTCCGCGCGGACGGCCTGCTTGCCCTCCACGAAGTAGGTCCCGTGGCTGTTGGAGACCTGCACGTCGACCCCGCGGCGGACCACGAGCTCGGTGTGCGTGATGAGGTCGCCGGCCAGGGCGGTGCCCTGGGCGATGACGTCGGACTGGGCGACCGGCAGGCCCCAGATCCGCTCGGGGCCGGCCTCGGTGGGGCTGCCCCAGATGTACTGGCCGGCGGAGTCCTTCAGCAACCGGATGCCCTGCCAGTCGGTGGGGTGCATGACCACACCGGACGGCTGTGCGCGGCCCGCCACCCGGATCTTGGTGAGGGCCTTGTAGACGGCGTCGGGGGCGGTGTCGGTCGCCTTGGCCTGGGTCTGGATGCCGACGACATTGAGCATGCCGCGCAGGTTCGGGGCGGTGCCGTTGCCGTTGACGACCTGGCCGTCCAGGCGCAGCCGCAGGAACAGGGGCAGCCGGTTGTTGATGTAGCCGCGGACGTACTCGACGTCCTCGAGCTGCTCGTCGGTGACGGGCAAGAACGTGGCGATCTTCCGCACGTTCGAGGTCATCTCGGTCAGCGCGAGCGCCGACTCGGCGTAGGTGCCACCCTCCGCGGCCTCAGCGGCCGAGTTGGTGAAGGTGGTCTCCTCCATGTACTGGATTGCCGACTGGCCCGTGGTGTTCGTCGGGATCAGGTCGAGGATCTGCACCGGGCGGTAGGCGTACTCGACGACCTTGCCGGTGCGCAGCACCTCGGGTGCCCAACCGGCGGAGGTGGTCATCAGGGTCTTGACCTCGATGTCCAGGCCGGACACCGGTCCGGAGGACTGGCCGCGAGCCTTGCCCTTGAAGGCGTCCGAGCCGACGAACAGATCACCGAGCGACTTGGTCTCGGCCGGGCCACGGTCCTGCTTGGCCTCGGCGCCGTCGCCGCTCTCGCGCTGGCCCGGGATCCGGGCGGCACGGGCCGCGGCCGCCGCGACCGACTGCAGCTCGGCGGCCTTGGCGCCCAGCTCGTTGAGCTCGGCGTCCAGGGCCTGGATGTGCTTGACGATGTCGGTGGCGTCGCCGGTGACGGACTTGACCTTCGACAGGTCGATCTCGGGACCGGCCTCGGCGAAGATCGCGGCCAGCTCGGCCTGCTTGGTGGCAAGGCGGCCTTCAGCCTCGACGAGTGCTGGGAAAGACATGGCGTGCTCCTTGGGATCGTTCTGGGGATGTGACTGGACGGGTAGGGCAGGTCAGCCGGCTCGGCGGGCCGCGATGCCGCGCAGCAGCACCTCACGGGCCGCCTTCTGCGCCTCGGCATCCCGGGCGGCGTCGTCCTGCTCAGTGGCCGACAGCGCATCGCGCAGCGCCTTGAGCGCCGCGTCGATCTGCCCGACCAGTACGGTCGACTCACCGGACAGCGACTTGCCCTTCTCGGTCCGCAGCGCCATGACGTCAGCGGCCCTACCGGCGACCTCCTGCACGTCGGCCAGGACCGACGCGAGGTGTTCGCCGAACCGCAGCCCGGCCGCCTTCGCAGACAGGGTGCGGGTGTTCACACCGGCGCCGCGCAGCACCGGGGAAACCTCGAAGACCTTCAGCTTGGTCAGGAAGCGGACATGCTCGCCGTCCTGCTCTCCGAAGGAGTACTCGACCGGCTCGTAGCCGTAGGACCATTCGCCCTTGGCGCCGAGCTGCTTGACGACGGCGAAGGTTTCCTTGCCGCCCTCGGTGTCGAGGAAGAACTGGCCGTCCAGGACGACTTCGGTGCCGACCTCACGGATGGTTCCCTTGCCGACCGGGAGTTCCCCCTCCCAGGACGTGTGGCCGTAGGCGGAGATGACCACCTCGGCGCCGTCCTCGAACGCGCCGGGCATCGTGACGTCGCCGTCGCAGTCCTTGACGCCGAGCGTCGAGAAGACCGCGGTGACCATGCCGAGGTCGGCGTCCTTCACGGCGAAGGCGCGCAGGGTCTTGTGGCTCACGCCGGGCTCCCTTGGGTGACGGCGGCCGGCGTCGTGCCGGGCGGCTGCAGCTGGACGGAGTAGGCGCCGGAGTGGGTGAGCTGTCGCCAGTCCTTCTGGCGCAGCGCGGCCACCACCGACTCCGGGGTGTATCCGGCGTCGACGAGCGTGCGGATGGTCTGCGCCTCCTGCGCCTGAATCTCGGAGGCGTCCTTCTGGTCCTCGCGCAGGAAGGAGATGTCCCGGTCGTCGAACCACAGCGACACCGGCGGATGGTTGGTGCCGATCGCCGGGACAGTGAGCATCCGCTGCAGCGACGCCGCGGCGATCCGCCACAGGGGGCGGACGGTGCCGTCGGCGAAGCGACGGCGGGCCATGCCGTAGTTGGAGTACGTCGCCGACTCCAGGCCCTCGGAGAAGCCGGCCAGGATCGGTGGCACTCCGGCGGCCGAGGCGATCCGGGTCTCTCCGCCGCCCTGGACCGCCTTGAAGTCGAGCTGCTTGAGGTCGACCGACAGGGGCCGGACGTCGGCGCCGCCGGTCAGGACGAGGGTCTTGTAGGCGTTCTGGCTGCCGCCGTACTCGGCGGAGAACTTCTTACGGAACTCGGCGACCAGCGCCGGATTGGTGTCCTTGGCGAAGGTGATGGCGTGCTGCAGCTGGGCGCCACGCCTGAAGAACGCCCGCTTGTGCCGCGACGCCTCCTGGTCGCCCAGGATCTCCTCGAGCACCGGGGTGACCCACGACATGCCACGGAACCGGGCTGCAGGGTCGGGCACCGGGGAGTAGTGGCATACCTCGTCCGGGGTGAGCAGGACCCCGCCGGTCGCAACCTGGGACGTCCGGTACCAGTAGGCGACGGGGCGGGCGTCGAGCGCCATCGGGTCACCGGACGCGGAGTCGATGACGATCTCGACGCGGCTCGGCACCATGCGCGCTACTCGGCGTCCCGGGCCGGTCGCAGCGTGCCCGGCGTTGCCGGCATTGTCCACGGTCGTCCAGAAGCTGTTCCCGGCCAGGGAGGCATCCTGCTCCATGCGCGACAGCAGTTCACCGGTGGTGCCACCTGGCCAGGGCCGTTCGAGCAGGTCCAGCTCCGCGGTCCCGAACAGGTCGCCCCAGGCGCCGTTGCTGCCAGCCTGCCGCCACAGGAACCGGGCCTCGGAGAACACCAGCTGACGGACCAGGACGCAGGAGAACACCGGACCCGACTTGCGGTAGACGTCGGCGACGTAGGACTCGAAGTCGTTGTCGATCCGCTCCCGGTCGGCGGACAGCGATCCCATCCACGCCGGCATGTCCCAGGACAGGGGCTGGCTGAACGCCTTTCGCCCGGCGACCATCCGGCTCAGGTACGTCACGAGGCGCCATCCCCCGCGGACCCGACGTCACCGGCCAGGCCGACCACCGACAGCACCGCGACAGCGACACCAGCGACGATGAGCGCCACCGCGGGCGACATCCACCACACCCCGACGACGATCAGCGCCGACGCCACAGTCAGCAGCGCAAACAGGAGCAGCGCGCGCACGACGTCACCACCTCACACGAAGAAGAAGTCGAGCTCGGAAGGGACCGTCGCCAGCGCGTAGCCGGCGAGTGTCGCGCCGACAATCGGGGCGATGTCGGCGCCTGACGTGCGACGCGTCCAGCGCCACGCGCCGTCACCGACGTTCGCCACCGCAGCGTTGGCCACCGCCTGCGACAGCACCGGGTCGTTCAGATGGCGCACCTTGTCGTCCGCCATCGCCTGCTGCAGCCACCCGCACGCTGCGGCGAAGTCGGCGGCTCCCAGGAACTCCACCGACACCCCGGCCGCCTCCAGCGCGGGCTGGAGCGCCCGGTTCGTCGGGTAGTCATTCGCCACCACGCGGGCCGCCCCGCCGTGCTGACTGGCGGCCACCGCCAGGAATCCAGGAAGCCAGGCCACGCCGGGCTCAGAGCGCAGGAGCTCCAGCTGGATCCGGTCGTCGGCGCGTTTGCCCGCCACGTTCACGGCCGCCGAGCGAGAGCCGATCGAGACATCGAACGCCAGGGTGAACTGGGTGGACCACGTCCCCGCCGGGTCACCGATCGACTCCCAGCCGGTCAGGCCGCCGCCCGTCGCATCGTCGGGCTCGTCCCACCAGCCCAACCGCTCCCGGGCGAACTCGGCAGCCGGCAAGGCCCGACGCTCCTTCGCGATGAAGTCGACGGCGACCCGCGGGTTTCCAGCCACCCAGAGAGCAACGTCGTTGAGTGCGCACGTCGCATCGTGCAGGGAATGGACGCACGACGCCCCGTTCCGGCAACTGCCTACGCCGCCCCATTCCAGGTACGCCAGCGAAGGATCGTTCCCAGCCCGCCCACGATCACGAAGTGCCCGCAGCTGCGTTGAGGCAGCCATTCCTGCGCTCGACGTGTAGACCACCTGCGCCGCAGGCTGCGTGGCCAAGGTCGGCAGCAGCGCCGCCATCTCCTCGCCATCCAACGCATAGGCCTCATCGAGGATGACTTTCGCCGCAGTGAATCCACGGCCGGATCCCTTGGACCTGGCCACGTACCGAAGGCGCTGACCGCCGCGCAGTTCGATCGCCTCTGACCCCGCACCGGTCAAGCACCGATCCACCTCGGCCCACAGCGGCGGACAGTTCTGCAGCAACGTCCGCAGCCGCCTGAACGCCTCGGCCGCCGTCTTGAACTCGTGCGCCGAATGCAGGACCAGAGGAACCCGCTCGACGAACAACCAGTAGAGCGACAACGCCTCCAGCACTGAGCCTTTGCCGTTCTGGCGAGGAACGATCACCGCGGCCTCGAACGCCGACGGGCGATTGTCTTCGCTCTCGCTCAGGATCCGGTCAACCGCCAGGCACTGCCACGGATCCAGATGCAACCCGGCCAGCGCCGCCAGGTTGACTGCATCCATCCCCCGGGACTTTGCCCGGGGCGGCGACCAGTTGAACGCCGGATCAGCCGCTGGCTCGGTCACGTCTCGCCCGCAACTCGTCGAGCAGGCCGTCTGGCTTCGCGGAGCCCTCCAGTGCGTCGGCAGCGGACCGGGTCAGCACCGAAAGCAGCTGTGCCCGAGCCGAACCGGTCAGATCGTCCTGCTCGATCGACCTTGCAGCCTCCAAGGCTGCGATCCCGGAGACCGTGTCCTGCCGGCCGGCATCCTCAAGCTGGCGACGCACCTTGTCCAGGATCCCCACGGGCGCGGGAGGCGGTAGCGGTTCGTCGGCCACGGCCAGGCGGCGAGGCGGCGAGCAGTCGGTGCACTTCACCCGCGGTCGGCCTCGGCCCTGCTCGACCGGTAGCGCGGCGCCGCAGGCAGAGCAGGTCCTGGCCATCAGCTACCTCCCCAGGAA